GAAGAGGATGATCTATGTTGAATGACCTATAGATCGTGGCTCTGAGTCCGTCAGCAACAAAGGAAAAGTCTCTCTCAAATGATTCGGTTTCAGAGTCTATGCCATAATTCTCTATCGCATCAATGATGGAAAGAACAAGGTCTTCAACAATCGTTTCAGCATGTTTTTGAAGACTCTTTTCTTTGGCTTTGTTGATTTCTTCAATATTAGGTGGAACTTCTCGGATAATACGATTAGTAGGAAACTTTACAATAGTTGTCATTTAATGATCCTTACAAGCACTACCTCATTATTTATGCGACCAGTTGCGGTCTTAGGCTTGCACTTGATTTCGTCCATGAACTTTCGCAGCACAATCTTGCCGCCATCCTTCAACTTGTTCAGTTGTTCAGTCGGCTTTCGCAAAGTTTTAACAGTGGAAGTTTTTTCATCCCATCCAGTTACTGTGCTACCCTTGACGTTAAGCCCAGCAGGGCCCATAGCGTTGTAAACAGCCAGAGTTCGATATTTGGTATTGAACACCCAAAGCTGGTTGCAGCCAATAATCTGCTTCGGATCGATAGACACGACATTGTAAGTTTCATCCTTTTCTTTGAACTTGAGTTTAGCCACAAGTTGAACAGGAGACTTCTCCTTCTTCTTGCGCGGCTTGCGAGTGGCTTTGACAATAGTAGCGCGAGTTTCTGCTGCCGAGACGATAGACTTGATAAACTCCACGTAAGCCCTCAGCTTTGGCTTTGTCCAGTGTGAGTAGCCTTCTTTCAGTTGAGCATCTTTGCCATTCAAAGCATCGTATACCTCAGAGTAAAGCGGCTTGTAATAGTCTGCAATGCGCTGGGCAATAGCAGGCTTCACATCCTGTTGAGAAAGCCAATCTGAAGGCTTAAACGTAGAGCCGTCACGATAGTAGTTGTCAAGCTGGACTTCAAGATCAGCAATCAAATCGTTTGCGCGATTGGTCACACGTTCCTGAATAGAGATTACTGGCTTGACTTCTTCTTTCGCGGTGCCGACTTCTTCTTCGACTTCGGCGCTTCCGCTGCTGGCGGCGGCAAGGGTTCGGATTTTGTTGAGGTTTCGCTGGACGAGTTCTTCTGAGAGTTCACCGCCCAGTAGTAGTATGCGGCAATTCCAGCCAATAGTACGGCAGAGATTAGAATTAATTCTGTTGACATTTTTGATTAGTTCCTTTTCTGATTTGTGAAATTCTTTCAAATAGTCCACGACCCAGACCTTTGCTTGATCCGAGTCGTAAAAGTAGTTATACCAATTATAGGCACCGATGATCTGGGCATTTGTTACATCACCACGAAGATCGGGTTCAGATCCAAGATACTTCTCATCAGAGAACTTACCGCGAACCGCTTTCGGCTTCCTTGCCATAATTTTTCCTTAGATTATTAAAATTCCAATCTTTGAAGTCGGTAATCACACAGATTCCGTACTCAAGATATTCATAATTGTACGCTATGTCGGCAGCTTTGTCAAGTGCTTCCTCAAGATTGGAAAACATTGGCGCATCTTGGAAATATTCCAGCATCATTTCTGGATCACCCTGCCACTTGTACGTTTCATCGGAAAAGTTCCCGTAGATATTATCAATTCCTTGATGATGTGCTACTCGGAATTCTGGACCTTCGGTCTGTAGGATATAAACTCCATTATCGGCTGACATTATTCAATCTCATATTCATCAAATCTCTTTTCTTGCATAGTCTTTTCTTTGAAGTGTTTGCGCGGATTACCGCACATGTGACAAGAGCAGGGCTTTCGCGTTTCGGTCATTCTCTTTTGATGCTGTTCCTTGTGTTCTTCGCCTGAGAACCAATTCTTGTACCAAAAGAACTTCTTGACCCTATTCAACATCCTTTGATGATGATGACGGCGATCAGCCCTGCTCTTCTTACCCATGCTTTACGCCTTTCTGTTCTTGGCAGCCTTCTTTCGCTTACTAGAGCCAATCTTACGACGACCCTTACGCGGTCTATTCTTATGTGGATGTGGCATTATACTCTATTCACTCCTATATATTCAATTGTATTGATTGAGTCGAGACGAAACGACCGCCAGCCCAAATTGTCTAGATCCCATACAGCCAAAACTTCGTCGTTTTCTGCGCGAGGAACATGCCGCACAGTTGGCTCACTCTGCTTTGGAACATAATCTTCCATTAGAGTACAATACATTTCTCGCATTGTACCATCAGTCTTGCGAAAAACGACCTTTGCCGCACACTTTGTCAAATGTTCTTTTAGAGTAATCTTATCAATCATATCAATCATTGCCGTAGCACCTCTGAATTTCCATGAACTTATTATATTCATCCTTTACCATGTAATAAGAAAGAAGTGTCTTCATGGCATCTCGGATTTCAAGATCACGCGCAAGGTCTTCGGCTTCATGTGATCTCATATGAGGCTTAAACTTGAGTTTGTTGATACTATCTGATACAAACTCATAATCTTCCTGAAGAACCTGAGCGACTAGATTGCCCGCTTCTTCAAGATCAACTTCGACTGACTTGGTATGCTTCAACGTATACATCACTTTCTCCATTATTAGTCACAAACTTCAACTTCACGACTCTGATAGCCATATCCAGGAATGTAGACTTGTGTCCAGACATAGCGACAAATTGGCTCATCATAATACTGATTGCCGATGATTGCGCCGCCAATTAGACCACCCGCAACACCGCCCCAGAAATATGGATCATTGTAGAAATTGCCGCCGCCATTGTTGTTGTTATAGTTTCGGCGATTGTCGTAATAGTAATTATTGTGCCCGCCATTCCAACGATTGTTGTTGCCATTGATGTTGCCATTGCCACGGCGATTTCTGTTACCGTTCCAACGATTGCGGTATTCTCTATTAGGTCTTACATGCTTGTTCGGTCTATAGCCGCCGTGATTGCGCTCAACTTTGGTAATGTGAGGCTTTGGCTTGCGCTTATTATTTCCAGCTTCAGCCATTGGTGCTGCGAGTACACCAAAAGCCAATAGCGCGATTAGAAAGGTCTTCATCCTTGTAGTCCCATGATGCCTGTGTTTTCACAGTATTCGGCAAAGTCCTCATACCCACCGATGCGCTTATTATAGACGAAAATCTGCGGTACTGTCAAGGGCAAATTTTCAGGAACAAGTTCACGCAACTCTTCCCGAGTAAAATCTTTTCCAAGTTTGAACTCCACATATTCCAAATGTAGCTTGTTCATTAATTCCTTAGCTTTTACACACCAAGGGCAATCATCTTTAGAGTATAGTTTAATTTTCATCATTGTCGATCTCTTCTATGTCTAATGGCCCAGTAATCCAAAATTCAGTGTCTTCTTCACGAAAGCCAAACTGGTCTGGCGCATCATGCCATAGTTCGTCCCATGCTTCATGAAACTCTTCAATCTTCTTTTCATCCCAGCTAGACGGATATTCCCAATCGTCATCGCCGTCATCGGTGGATTCAAGATCAACATTATCACTCAGCGAGTAAGGATCAATACCCTTTTCTTCATCATACTCTGAAAGATCAGGCTCATCTTCTGAAACCCAAGATCCCCATCGCCAGAGTATAGTGTGCTTTAGAGTTTCGTTAGCATCGTTCTTCCAAATTTCAGTTTCAACGACACTCTTCTTATATCTAGTTGAAATCCTATACGACATTAGTCAATCTCCACAATAAGAGGTTCGTATGTGTTATACCAAGGTTGTTCACCAGGATAGCCGCGAGGATTACAGACAACGCGAGTATCACCAATCATATAATCAAATCGCTCATGAGTATGACCGTGAACGATTAGCTTCGGCGGATGCTTCGCATAGCAGATATGATCGTAAAGTTCAGTGGCAAAGAAGTCATTACCATCAGAATGTCGATACTTATCAGCAATGGACAAATAAGAAGGTAAATGATGCATTACCCAAATATCTGCATTTGAATTTAGAAGAAAGTGCTTGTGTGTTTCATGCGCGTTCATGTATCTATCATAGGTCAAATCCTTGATGACACGGCCGTCCATCATATAATTGCAAAAGTTATACCAGCGATCAGGACGAATGTCAGTCCACAGAGTAGCACCAGCGATAGTCATACCATTTGGCAGTTCACGCTCAAACATATCAAGATCGGCATTCTTGAACGAACCGCCGTAATAGTCATGATTGCCGTAGATATAGAAATAGTTTGGGCCCATGACCTTTGTGAAGTAATCACGGGTCAAGGCTTGCGGATGAGTATCGCCTGCATTCAGATAAAAAACATCAGCCTCAGGCTCAAAAAGCCAAGGCTGAAATTCCATGTGCAAATCTGAAAAGATGCCGAACTTCATTCCTCTTCCTTCATGACAAGGACATTATGTCCACCGATATTCTCGGCCCAAAGTATAGCAGCATTTGAACTGGCTGTAAAGACTTCAGATTCATACCAATAAGCACCAATTCTATAACGTACAGTAAACTTTTTCATTTGTAATATCCTTGACTTAGATTCCATCTATATGTAGCAGCAACACGGCGCAAGAAAGGATGCTGCCGAATCCACATGCCAGTATCAGGTTCAAACTTTTCACGAAAGAACTTGTCGTGTTGCTTGTGTCCTGTTGCAATCTCAGGCCGAATAGCTTTTGATAGTTCATCAAACTCAGCATCCGACATGATTGGATTGCTTTCAAACTCATACGCATATGCAGCCAAGGTCAAGCGGATACGATTGCGCCGCTCAACCTCAACTTCACTTCCCCAAGTTGTCATGCGTGACCAGCAAATTGGCCGTTGCCAGGATAAGCCAGTACAGCATCCATTATATACTGTTGTACGTCAGAGCCACGATCATCCAAACGCCAGTGATTGCCACGGCGCAAGGCTTCAAGCAGGGTCTGAGCATCATACTCTTCAGGATCCCACTGACCTTCAAGCCCATAGCAAGAACAGTGAGAACCATACGTCCAGTAATAGCGATCACCGTTGCGATAGATCACGTTGGCGTAACCTTCATAAGTAGGCGTATCATAACCAGCATATATTACATCATCAGGCTCAGGCAAGTCCATTTCAAACTCGCGCCGAACGTCAGCCCACGAATCAAAAGAACCTTGATAAACTTCCATCTACTTCAACTCCATTTCCTGTAAGATATATTCACAAGTTATGACGCCTTCATCACAACCTAGAACTTCATTCATCTCAATAACTTGCAGTTTAGCTTCCTTTTCATCTTTGAAAGCACCAACAACATCACACCAAGTTTCAGCACCGTCTCTATAAAGTCGGTGTATCAAATAGACATTCATCTACTTCACTCCAAATAAAACATCACCAGCATCAATGGGGAAACGAGCGCCCCATTCCATAATTTGTTCCTGATCTTCTTCCGCAGTATTTCCTGGACGAAGATCGGAAATGTAATACTTGATGCCTCCACGATCATCTTCAACACGAACGATACCGCATCCTTTAAACCAACGAACATCAAGAACTTTCATTCTACAACCTCAATTCTATCTTCGGCTTGCATATACCAATCAGGAGCGCGAAGGGCAGTATTCCTCGCATTGACAGTACGGATACGTTCTTTAGCGGCACTGTAAGTATCGTAATCTTCATGCCAATAATCTTGACCCCAACCACGTTCAGATTCTACAAGAAAGATCCGATACTTCATTTTCTGTCCTTTCTATATCTTACGTCCAATTGTAGCAGGATCAGTGCCTTCTGTCAAGTATTGAACCGCGCCCTTGTTATATGCTGGCGCAACTCGCGTCTTCTTACGTTCAATTTCTTTGATAGTAGCTACAGATTCCTCACGGTCGCGCTTCCACTTGTAGTCATCAACAGACCGCTTGAATCCATTGCCGACAGAATTAGACAAAGGCGGCAGAGACTTCTTGATCATCGGCTCAGGCAGATTGATCGGCCGTTCTTTAGCAGAACCTTTCAGAATGGCTGAAAAGTATGCCTTGCGTTCCTCGCGCAGGCGCAAGATTTTCTTGGACGGCTTCTTACGACCAGATGAAGTCTTAGTATATACGAGTGCCATCAATCATAGTCCTTCAACATTTCCTGATACGAACCAGGCACAAACATTATACACTCAGACGGTTCGTAAAACAAGATCAAACCGCCAACCCAAGTGTTTCTGACATTCCAACTTTTTTCGTACCGATCATAACGGTACATAACCGCCATCACACCCAACCTTCGGAATACTCTTCCTGCTCCGTCTTGTAATGCTCATGAAGATCAGTCAGAAAGGAATTGATATCTTCAAGAGGAATATCCATGATATACTTTTCGTTTGAAACAGTCAACATATATTCGCGCATTAGCTGCGGAATTTCATCATATGAAAAATAGGGCTTACGCATTTTCAATCTTCTTATGCTTACTCTTACGACTATAAATCTTCTTACCTTTTACGACCTGTTTTCGATATTGTGGGCGCCATAAGGCTTTCGCTACATGATTACGCATATTCCATCTCCTTATGATTGAATTATAGCAGATGACAGGATCGGTGTCAAGCTGCCATCTCTTCCTCTTCCTCGTCCACAAAGCCAGAATCGGCATTATAGTGATCAGCCAGTTCGTCCCAGTCAACACGGCGCAGGAACGCATTCATGATATCAGCGGCAAGGCTCGACTCGGGAACCTTGTCCATTTCCATTTCGACAATCATCTCTTCAAGATAGATGCTATTAAGCTTCTGCTCGGAAGCCATGATAGCAAAAGCATCACCGTACCAGAGTGACACATTCCAGGTTTCGTAGTTGGCCCAACCGTTATAAGACATTAGCGCATTTCTCCATATTGGACAAGCTTGATATTGAACAGAAGCATTTCAGCTTCTAGCGATTTGTAGATTGCTTCCGCCATACTCTTGGTCTGATATTCGCGGCGGATCACACGACCATCAGCGAACTCGATTTGATAGAAGAAGCGCGGCCGCATTAGTTCACTCCAGTCCAAACCACACGCGACCAGGTCTGACGGTCGAGAAGATTGCCACGACCGAAGTTGGTCGCAGGCGCCTTGAACGAAGCTGCCTTGAGGATGGTACCAAGCGGGAACTTGCCAGCCTTGTTGGCGATGAAAGAGTGGACGGACTCGACAACGCCGTTCTTGGTCTTGACAACCTTGATGTAGGAAGAACCAGGCTGAAACTCAATACCGAACTCGGCGATCATCTGCTGGACATGCTTATCTTCACCGCGCTTGCCCCACCACTTGATGTAGTCGGACTTGACATAGTTGGCATAGTCGGTGAGGAACTCAGCGGGGAGATTGGTCTTGGCCATGATTAAGCAACCTTCTTGAGGAGAGTGGGAGAAACTTTCCAAGTGGTCGAACCGACCAGAACCTGGAACGTCTTGGTGTTTTTCTTGATCAGGGTACCTGTCTTGACGCCGCGAGTCCGAGCATCAAACGACACGGTGTCGCCGATCTTTAGTGAAATCTTGGTCACGCTATTGGCGCGAGCCGCAGCGGACTTGGCAACAAGCATCAGGTCTTCAGCAGAAAGCTGGTCGAGCAGCTTGTGGATCTGAAGGAGG